TAGCATCCATTTGGAAAGCACCACCGCTGACAGAGATTGTTTCTCCACCAAGGTCGATCGTGCTACCCGACAAATACAAATCACGCCATCTAGCACCGCTAGAACCTAAGTCATATGTAACATCAGCAGAAGGTAATATCGCACCTGTAACTGTAACATTGCCTGTTACTGCTACGGGTTTGTTGAATGACCAATTGTCGCCAGCTGAAGCATATGTTAATGTAGCACTTGCACCATCTACTGTAAGACCTGCACCATTAGCAGCCGCTGCGTTTGCCGCACCTGAAGCTACTGTAATGTTAAGATCATCTACTGATAATGAAGTAGAATTGATAGTAGTAGTTGTGCCATCTACCTGGAAGTTACCTGTTACAGTTAAGTTGCCACCTACTGAAGCATTGCCTGTAGTAGACAGTGTACCTGTAATTGCTGTATTGTCGTTAAGTGCAATAGTACCTGTGCCATTACCACTAAGTGCAAGAGTAGTATCTGCCGTCTTGGTTGTAATAGTATCAGTTTTGATACCACTGGCAAAAGATATAGGATTACCCGCACTGTTAGTAATGTTAGTACCATCCTCAATCTGGAAAGTACCTTTAACCTGAATGATACCACTACCAGTAGGATCAAGTTGAATATCACCTGAACCAGAGGTTTGAATAGCAACGTCTTGGTTAGCATCGGCAGAAATTGTAATTGTACCTGAGTTATCAGATACCACTTGCTGTCCGTTTACATACAGTGAACCAGGACCTACATATATGTCTGCCCACTGATATGAAGATGAACCAAGTGAATACGTTACATCTGCGCTAGGTAAAATATCACCTGTTATTGTTTGATTGCCGGTAAGTGTCAATCCTGCAAAAGTAGGACTATCACCTGTACCCACTGCTTGACCAATACTAACAGCACCAGATGAAATACTAACACCTGTTCCTGCTGTAATGTGTGCTTGTACTTCTGCTGCACTTGGTCCGGTATATGTTATAACACCTGTAGTGTTGTTATAGGACAGTGAACCATCACCGCCTGCGTCAGTAACACTAATTTCTGATAAAGTGATAGCATCAGTATTGGACAAGTCCGCTAATGCTATTTCAAAACCACCTGCTGTAGAACCATCATGGACTACAAGGGTGTCTTTACTTGTGTTGACGGTAACCTCACCTTCTGCTCCGGTGAAACTAGAGTGCTGGGCAGTTGTTCCTCGTCTAAGTTGTAATACTGTTGGCATTGTTTATCTCCTAGTAAGTTCCACCGTCAAGGCTATCAACCTGAGACCCAGGAATGACTGCCGAGGAACTTAGATTGTCTAAATCCGCCCTGCATAGCTCATATCCTCCCGCTGTAGAACCATCATGTATGTGTGCTGAATTGTTGGTTGTGTTCACAGTAATCTCACCAGCCGCCCCTGTAAAAGAATTATGCTGTGTATTTGTACCGCGTCTAAATCTTATTCTAGCTGCCATGTTTATATGCTCCCGTAATCTATATTGTTACCAGAACCTACACCGTCAGCAATTGAACCATAATCCTGATCTGAATTATAGTTCATTCTGACAATAGCAGTGCCACTTTCAGATGATGTATCAATAGTAAATAAGGCATCAACTGTATCTGCAAATTTTAATATATCTACATCCGCAGTTGAGTCTGTATCAGTCACTCGTAATCCACCACCAATCGCTTGAATGTTGTTCGCTGAGTCTCTAACATACAGCTTTTTATCGGCTGTATTGATAGCAATCTCACCGACCGCTAAATCTGCTGTAGTAGGAATACTACTAGCAGTTTCCGATCTTTTTGGTTTGAATACCACTGACATTGACTAATCTCCTATGCTAATTAGTTCTTTCTTTTAAATTTTTAATCTTTGATTCTAGTTGTTTAATTTCTTTTCTCAAGTTATAATTTTCTTTAGCAATTGCCTCATTATCGGCCACCTTTACTTCTACTTCTTTAATAACTTCTACTTGTTCCGGTTTTCTATTTCTTTCAACCAGCAATTCGTTTTTGAGGCCCTCTATATCTGCATTTGCTTTTCGAACAAGCCCTAAGAGGTGTTCCTTTTCTTTTATTGCTAGATTAATTCTAGCTTGAAAAGTAATAACCTCTAGGGACTGCTCGTTTACTTTCTTAGCTAATACACTAATATATTCATTCAACAAGCCTTCATTGTTCTGTTGAATTTCTGTTTGCTCTGTATTATAACTCATAATATTATTGTCGTATTAAAGATTTATTAGTAAGAACCACCGTCTAGAGTATTAGTCCAGTCTGGCGTGCCGTTGTTTGAGTACAAGATGTAACCATCAGTACCTGCAGCAGTTGCTTGCATTGCACCAGTGCCGTTACCATAAATGATACCGTTGCTAGTGAATGTGCCTCCGCCAGTACCACCGTCTGCTACACCAATAGCAGCTGACAGTCCAGAAACAGTACCGCCAGATAGTGAACCAGTTACGTTACCAGTTAAGTCACCAGTAACATTACCTTCTAAGTTAGCAACAAGTGTACCGATAGTGATCGTCAGGTCACCAGTAGAGGCGCCTGTAGCAGCAGTAGTACCCATGGTGAACTTATCTTCTGACTCGTCCCAACCGATGAAAGCGTTATCGCCAGTGCTACCACGTTCAATAACAAGACCCGAATCGTTAGAAGCTGCAGATGTGCCGTTACCGAGTTCTAAAAGTGTATCAGAAACAACAGTATTATTTGTAGCAACAGTAGTAGTTGTACCGTTTACAGTTAAGTTACCGCTAACAACCACATCACCGCTAGCACTAATATCAGCAAATTGTACGTTGTCGCTTGTACCTACGTCCTGACCGATAGAAAAAGTAACAGTGTTGTCAGTTACAGCAGAAGTAACACCTGTGCCGCCTGTAAATACTAATGTATCAGTACCGACAGTTACGTTATCAGTTGCAGCACCGTCACCGATAGTCAGTGTAGAGCTAGTTACAGCAGTTGTTACAGCAGTAACACGACCTTTTGCGTCAACTGTGATTACAGGAATCGCTGAAGACGAACCGTATGAACCAGCTGAAACACCTGAGTTAGCAAGTGTAAGAGCAAGATCAACATCGCCTGTACCATCAAAGCTAACTGCTGTAGCAGTTGCATCACCTGACGCACTGAAGTCACGAGCAGTTTCTAGTGCTGTTGCAGTAGCAGCGTTACCTGAAGTATCTTGGTTACCAGCAGTGTCAACACCAGGAAGTGTAATGTTGATTGTACCATCAAATGATACACCACCAATGTTGATAGCAGTAGCAAGTGCAGTTGAAGTAGCAGCGTTGCCTGAAGTATCTTGGTTACCAGCAATGTTTACACCAGGAAGGTCGATGTCGGCAGAACCGTCAAATGCTACTCCACCTATGTTGCGTGAAGTTTCAAGAGCAGTTGCTGTATCAGCATTACCAGTTACATCGCCTGTTACGTTACCAGTTACGTCACCTGTTACATCGCCAGTAAGATCACCGGTTACATTGCCTGTTACGTTGCCTGTAACATTACCTGTTAGGTTACCTGTTACATCGCCAGTTACGTCACCGGTAAGATCACCAGTTACGTTACCTGTTACAGCACCTGTAAATGTAGCGTCAGTACCATCAGTACCGTTTTCTAAAACTTTGCTTGAGCCGTTTGCTGCAAATACATCACCTGTCAAGCTGGTTGCATCAGCACCTGATACCTGAACAGCAAGGGTAACATCGCCAGAACCGTCTAAACTAACACTACCAGAAGCGTCGCCTGATAATGTAATAGTACGAGCAGTTGCCCATGCAGATGCAGTATCAGCGTTACCAGTAAGGTCACCAGTTACATCACCAGTTACGTTACCTGTTACATTGCCTGTCAGATCGCCAGTTACGTCACCGGTTACATCACCTGTTACGTTACCTGTTAGATTAGCAGTGATTGTACCAGCACTAAAGTTGCCAGAACCGTCACGCTTGACAATAGTAGATGCTGTGGCTGAATTAGTTGCAGAATCTACAGCATCCGTGTAATACTTGCCACCAATGGCATGAATAACGGGGTTAGAGTTAGAATCTACGGATTCGATATACAGCTTAGCAGCTGAACCGTCTCCGGAAGCATCCTGACTATACGCTAATTCCGCTTCTGCTAGATCACCAGTAGTAGGAGCAGAATCACCGGAAGAGCGTTTAATTTGAATGACTGTTGCCATTTTGTTTCCTCTTTTAAAATTAAATGATTATTGTTTTTATAATATAATTTTTTAATAAGTTTCTAGTAAGTACCACCATCTAAATACTGTATAGAGCCCGAATCAATTGCTAGTCCCGATACAGGTGTTGCTTCCCACTTACCACTTTCTGCATTGTATGTAAATGTATACCCATCCTGTGCTCCAGTTAGATCTACATTTGCTAAACCCTCCAAACTTGTTGCTGTTTGGACTCTAGAGCTCGTAGCTACTATTTTCGGAGTCCTGGTATTTGTATTTGGAATACTTACTTTAATTGCCATTATCGTGTTACCTCTGGAGTTACCGTAACAATCCCCTCTAATACCCTCAAGGTTTCAAAACTACTATTAATTTCAACATCGTATACATATCTTCCTGCTTTTATATTAGATGTTTCTTCCGCTGTCAAGCTGATAGTGACTTCACCCTCTAAAGGAATGGTATCCGTGGTAACATCTACCTTAGTGTTAGTATAATAACTTTTTCTAATTTGAGATGCTACACTGTAATCAGAAAGATCTTTATCAGTACCGTCAGCATTTTGTATGCTAAACGTGAAACTGAAAGTTGTTCCTTGGTCGATTACAAGATTCTGTACAGTAGCCATATAAATATCTTTATAAGTATTGAGTATCTACTTATTTATAACATTCCGGACTTGTAATGAAAACTATTTTGACATTAAAATATGGGAATAAGTACACTTCAAATGATGTAAACCGCATTGTTGAATATACTAACAACAAATACAATTATGTATGCGTTACTGACGATCCCAGTGGACTTCATCCGGATATTTATACTTTTCCAATTGATGAGGAACACGACGGCCATTGGGAAAAAATAAAATTATTTCAATATAATGATCTTGGTAAGATTCTATATCTAGATCTAGACATAGTAATACAAAAAGACATTGATTATTTGTTTGATTATCTTGACAAATCACCCATGATTTGTTATACTTATTGGAAACCGTTAGACTTTCCTTATCACAAAGATGAGCGTTGGTCATATAACTATCTAAGCAATTTCAATTCAAGCGTAATGTTATGGGAAAATGCTAGACATATATATGATAAGTGGGTTAAAAACAAAGACTACTATATGGTAAAGTATGCTGGCGATGATAGATTTTTGTTCCATGAAGGATTCACGTTTGAACATTGGCCAAAAGGTGAAATATACTCTTTTAAATTTGACGGTTCAAAATATCAACCTGAAGCAGCAATAGCATTACTTAATGGACAGGATAAATATCCTAAATTAGTTGAAGAATATGAGCATGAATTTCGTATGTATCAAATGGGGTGATAAGTATTCTCCGGAATATGTAAACAATCTATATCGTATGGTTGAAAGAAACTATACCAAGCCCTTTACTTTCACCTGTTACACCGATGAACCAGAAGGATTAGAATGTGATACCCATCCAATACCTGATGAAGATGGTTTTTTGCATCCTAAACATTGGTTTGGTACAGAAAAATATTGTTGGGATAGGGCAAAGTTTTTAGTTTTCAATTCACAAGAATGGTTAGGTTACACAGGTAAGTGGTGCTATTTTGATCTAGATATTATCATTCAAAATAATATAGATGACATAGAAGAATTAGCATTGAAGCCTAGATTGATTCATACAAGATGGCAACCCTCTTGGCAAAAGCATGAAAGACTGTTTAAAGAAATGAGAGGCACTTATTATAACTCTAGCGTAATGTGTTGGTCAGATGAGCAATGCGTTGGCATTTACTATGATGTAGTTCAATATAATGAAATGGTATTTACTACCTTTTACAAAGGATCAGATAACTATCATTTTTGGCGGCAACAAAAGTTTTGGTCTAACTTGCCATATGATTGGGTTTACTCTTATAATAGGGGAGTTCATCATCCGCAAGATTTAGTTAAATTCAAATATAGAGAGCCTTTTAAAATATGTATTTTTAATACTGATCTAACTCCTGATCCTGCTACTAAACAACAGATCAAATTAGATAAACTAAAGGACAAAAGACTTTTAAAATTATGGAAGGGACAATGCGAGTAAATTATATATGCTGTAAATGGGGAACAAAGTATGGACCACATTTTGTCAATAAATTATATTCAATGGTTAAACGTAACACTGATGCTAGTATATTTGACTTTCATTTTTACTGTTACACGGATCTTCCTGAAGGCCTTGATCCTGGGATTAAAGTTATTGACTTCCCTGACATTCCTGATATTCATCCTAAGTATTGGTTTGGTACTGATAGCTTTAAATATGGAATGGCTCGCTGCTGGGATCGTCCTAAAACTTTTGTCTTTAATACTCATAACTTTGCTGACGATAAGCCTACGGGGCGTTTCGTTTTCTTAGACTTAGATGTTATCATACAAAATGATATGGGTCCTATCATTACATATGACTTAGACAGACCCACAAAACTTAGAAGTTGGTGGCAAGATCCTCGTCCAATGAAAACAAGACAGTTTAAACTATCTCATGGTGCTTACACAAATGGATCATGTCAAGTGTGGTCAGATGACCAGTGTGAATGTATATGGGAAGATGTATTGAAGCATCAGGAACAGATATGGTTTACGTTCACTGACGGTACAGATAACTATCACAGTTGGCGCTGGGGTGAGTTTAGTAATTACAAAAAACTATGGGGACATTTTCCAAGTTGGATGGCATACTCATACAATCGAGGAAGGTCATATGATGAAGATGATCTTAGAGTAGATACATATAGAAAGGGTGCTATACTTTGTGTATTTAATATTGACCTTTTACCTTTTGAAACTCCTGATAGAGGTAAAACAAAACAAGACGATCTAGCAGATCCTGACCTACTGGCACATTGGCAATGATAAACATCTATACAGTTAAATGGGGTAACAAATACTCCAGCGAACACGTAAACAGAATCTTTAGAGACTGTATTAAACATCTAGGAATCCCTGGAGAAAATACATTTGCGTTCTTTTGCATAACTGATAATGCTGAAGGACTAAACAGAAACATAACGCCTCTTTTCATACCTGATAATAACTTTTTTGAAAAGTGGTGGAACAAGATGTATCTTTTTGATAAAAACTTTTTAAAACAAAAAGGCGAAAAGATGTTTTTTGACCTAGACATAGGGATACAATGGGGACTTAAACACATAGCAAACTTCGAATGTGGAGATAATTTAGTATGTGTTAAAACACATTGGCATGATCTAGAAAAAATGAAAGAAGAAACTCAACACATTCCTGAAAAGTATACCGAAATGAATTCTAGTATATTAAGATGGAATGACTCGCTTGATATGTCAAGTATTTGGGACTATATGAGAGATTACCCTAGTCAAGTATTTTGGTACTTTAGAGGGTTAGATAATTTCTTTTGGAATAGAATGAACCATGAGAAAATAAAATTCTTTCCAAAGACTTGGATATACAGTTTTAACTATGGTTACTTACACCCTATAGACACAGAAGAATTTAGAGTGAGAGAGACCCCACTAATTTGTTTATATGACTCAATGGAGAGACCACAAGATGTTAAACCTCAATTTTATGAATAGTTTTAGGTATTGGGGCATGGCGTTGGATAAAATTAACCACGAAATGCCACACAAACATGAGGACTTTAGAAAGTCTATGAATCCTAATTCTATTGACGCTTCTACTTGGTTGATGGAAGAACTAGTATCTAGATTAGATCCCGAAAAAGAATACCGAGTAATGGTTTTGAATTCTTGGATTGGATTTCCTTTAGTTCCTTTAATATGTGAAAACATTAAGGTAAAACATTTAGATCTAATAGATTTAGACAATGAAGCATTAGAACTATCTAAAGTTTTTAATAAGTATTATATTGAAAGCGGATTAGATATTAATCACCTTTGTTTAGATGTTCCTTTTGCCTTCCATGACATTAATGCCTTAGACACTGACATTGTAATCTCAATGGGATGTGAACAAATGTATCCTCTAAGAGGATTAACTACGGCAAATGAAGATTGTATTTTTGCTTTACAGAGCTCTAATGTTATTCAGGAAATGTACGGTATTAACTGTGTATCTTCTATAGAAGAACATTTAGAAAATACTGGCATTGAAGATACTTGGTACACCGGCCAAAAAGAACAGTTTTACTATAACTGGGAAGGTAAAGTTTTCTTTGACCGATTCATGGTTATAGGTAAAAAATAGTATAAATAGTAAACAAACTTTTAGTGGGGGCTAATGACCCTTTACGAACAGGTTAGCTTATTGTGATAATATCGCTAACTGTCAAAAGTAATTTAAATTACAGGAGACAGGTATGCTTTTAAATCGCAGAACTATGCTAAGAGGTGCAGGTGC